CAGCCGACAGGTCGAGGCACCATGGACGCTCTGCCGGGACTGCCGACGCACCTACGCCAAAACACTCCACCAGCTACACCGCAACATGCAGTTATTGCAGCGCGTCGCACGGCATGAGTACAAGCTCACCGAACCCGGCTCAGGCGGTAAACCACAAGGCGGTGAAGCACCGGCACCCGTCAACATGCACGCCATCGACCTGCTCGACGAAGCCGAAAGACTGCTGCAGGACGCATGGTACGACGCGGGATCCGTCTGGTCCGACAGATGGCAGCGGCTCATCCCCCGAATGCAGTCGCATCTCGCATGGCTATGCAAGGCCACCAATGCAGGCCGGTCCCTCCGCCAGTTGATTCGCGCGAACCAGCGCATCATGCCATTGGTTGACAGGAGGCCGCGCACGCGCCGGATAATCGGCGTATGCCCAGAATGCAAACGCGAGATACAGGCCGCGAAGGGCGAATCACTGCTGCTGTGCAAATGCGGCAACCCCATCAACGTGCAGGAGCTTCGCGAACAAAGCCAAGCCAAGGCCGAATCAATGCACCTGACCAAGACGCCGGCAGGCATGAGCCAATGGCTGCGCGAGAACTACGGGTACGAGGTAAGCCGCAAGACCATCACCGACGCATTGCGCCGCGGCAAACTACCCAGCAGCAAACCCATCGAAGACGGTTACTGGGAGTTCAACATCCGCGAAATCGTGGCCTTCGCCGTGTCCAAGACTCGACATTAAAACGACATCCAAAACACCTGACACGCGAAACACAAAACCCAAGCGGGAGTAGGCTGCCGCCACCCCGTGGTATACTCCGTATCAGGATAAGTGTGAAAGCCTCTGGGACATACATCTCAGGGGCTTTACTCATATCCACCTATGCGCGTAGCTCAGCAGGTAGAGCAGCGGTCTCCAAAACCGCAGGTCGTTGGATCGAAGCCAACCGCGCATGCCACGGCTTGCGTACGGTAGAGGCCTAACCGGCCATAGCAGCGACTGCTAGGGCGCAATCACAACAGAGCGCAAAGCTCGGGTTGCCGCGAATTCGAATCTCGCCCAAGCCACCAACCACCACACAGGATGGGGAACATGAGCAACAAGGCAGGCTCAGGCAGATACCAAAATGGAGCAGCCCGCCGCAAATGCAAAGCCCGACACATCGCGGCCGAAGGACCAATACCAATCTGCCCACTGTGCGGCAAGCCCATAGACCTCACACTCAAAACACCACACCCACTCAGCTGCGAACTCGATGAGATCATCCCATACAGCCGAGGAGGCTCGCCAACCAGCTATGACAACACACAACTCACACACAGAATCTGCAACCAAAGAAAAAGCAACAAAATAATCGTCAACACCACAGGCCACCAAAACACAAAAAAACAACCACAAAACACCATCCCAATCAGCCGCCAATGGTAACCGGGGCACCACCCCCTCCCCCACCGGCAAGGCTCCCCACAGGTCATAGCGCCCGCATCCCCCCGCAACCCGTGTGGAGTATCGTACGTTTGGCCGCTGGGGTGTCTGCGACCGCCCGTGGAAGCCGTTCCGGCATGGTTCTGATGTTTTTGCCTCGCTTGTTTTCGAGGCTGTTACGTTTGATTCTCCGCAGTTTTGATATGTCACGAAATTAGTGTTGCGAATCATTGGAATATATGCTATAGTTATGGCTATGGTCAACCAATGTAGGAATTGCGGCCATTTCTTTCAATCCACACCGAACCCTAGGCGTCCGAGACTGTTTTGCTCGGACAGATGCCGCAAGGCGTGGAGCCGCAAACATCAGATACCGCAGGAACTCAAGGCATTGCGCCGTTGGGTGCGCGCCGATGGCAAGCGCCCGATTATGTGCGATGGGTCACCAGCCAGTTCGACGGACTCAAGTACCTGGGCGTCATATTCGGAGGTCATGCGCTCGAAGGCCGGCGACGGCTATGGCATCATGCTCGGCGATGGGCTTGCGTGCTGGGATTTCGACCATGTTGATTTGACCAGTCCGCCCGCGAAGGCGTTGGAGCTGTTGCCGGATGCGATCTATGCGGAGGTTTCGTCCAGTGGACATGGGTTGCATGTGTTCGTGGAGTCGTCGGAGTCGAGTTTCCGGCGTGCCGGTGTTGAGTTTTATTCGCGTTCGCGGTTTATTCGCATGACGGGAAGGAGGTGGCCGAAGTGACCACGGTTATCCGCAATCAGGGTACGAGTCTGGCGGTGCGCGAGAAGCTGGCCGCTGATGGCAGGCCCGTGTTGTTGGCGTTTTCGTGCGGCAAGGATTCTATCGCCGCGTGGCTTGCGATGCGGGATATGGGCATCGAGGTCGTTCCCGCGTATTTGTACTATGTGCCCGGTTTGAGGTTCGTGGACGAGGAGCTGGATTATTTCGAGCAGAAGTTCCAGACCAGAATCAAAAGGTATCCGCACCCGTCGCTGTACCGGTGGTTGAACAATGCGGTGTTCCAGGCTCCCGAACGGTTGCGCTATATCGAGGCGGCGCGGTTGCCTGAGCCGTCGTATGAGCAGATGTGGGATTTCATCCGCGCCGACGTGGGCTTGGATAAGAGCACGTGGTGCGCGGATGGCGTGCGCGCCGCCGATTCGATTCAGCGTCGTGGCGCGTTCGTCCAGTACGGGTACTGGCGGCGCAATCTCAAGAAGGTCAGTCCTATCGGGGATTGGCTCAAGGGCGAGGTGCTGGACTGCATCAGATCGCATGATATCGAGCTGCCGTGTGATTATGCGTGGTTCGGGCGTTCGTTCGATGGCATCGATAAGAGGTTCACCAAGGTGCTCAAGGACAAGGCTCCGGACGATTACGCGACGCTGCTTGAATGGTTCCCTTTGTTGGAGGTGGATCATGTCAGGTGATTTCAAGTTCTCTTTTTCCAAGAAGCCCAAGGGCAAGACGGCTGTGAAGCCGGTGCCGGAGAATCTGGACGAGAACGCGAAGGAGTACCGGGAGCGCGCCCGTGCGGAGCGCAAGCGTTTCGTGGATGCGACCGACACCGAGTTCTGGCTGTGCCTGTGTTTCCCCTCCCCCGTTGAGATGGCGCGGTGGTGTGAACGGTATGGTTTCGGCGATGAACACCGAATCTATGCGTACCGTGATGTCGAGAAGCTACTCGCCCCGTACAAGCCGGCCAAGTCGTCCGCCGTGGCGTTCGGTGCCGGAGTCGGGTTCGGTGGCGGCCTCGGGTTCGCGGAGAAGACACCCGATCCGCTCGCCGATGTCAAGTACTCCGATGATCTGGAAAAGGATTGTCTCGCCGAGTTCGCCGCCCTGCACAGGGCGCTGGTCGAGGCTCGCAGTCCCAGGAAGCTCGTGGAGCCGACCGATTCCGAACACTGGTTCGCCATCGCGTTCCCGTTGCGAGACGACAAGGACTCTTTCCTTGCCGAGTATGGTCTTCGCAAGCTCGGCGACAAGTACATGGACGGCATGGCCGTCATGAAGAAACTTGGCGGGTGATGTTCCGCCTCCTAGAGTTTGGCCGCTGTGATCCGCAGCGGCTTTTCTTATGCCACGAAAGGAGGTGGATTATGCGAAACCTGTTCCAGCGCGCCGGCAATGCGGTGCGTAACGTTTCCGGTCGTATCCGCAGCGCTTTTTCTCGCGGAGGCTCGCGTTCCTCAGGCTCCTGATTTTCCCGAGGGAGGTGATTGTCATGCGTCCGAGATACGTGCAGGGCGAGTTTGATTTCTCTCGTGCCGCCGGTTCCGCTCGCGCGAGTCGCTCCAGCGGCTCCTAGACATTGATTCGAGGTGATCCAGTTGGCCAAGACCACGATAACGCAGCCACAGTTGCCTGACGGCATCGAATGGCCGGAGGCTACCGTGCGATGGTGGGAGCATTTGGCTTCCACCCCCGGCGCGGACTCGTGGACCGAGGCCGACTGGGACAACCTCATGAACGCCGCCCTGATCCACGCGGATATCTGGGGTTCCGGCAATTTCGCCAGCGTGCCCATACTGAACAAGCTACTGCAGGATTACGGCATCACACCAGCCGCACGCAGCCAGATCATGCCGGCGGAAGTCCAGAAGCAGGAGCGGCATACGCCGCTCGATGAGATAGCCGAACGACGGAAGCTGAGGGTGATCGAGGGTGGCAAGACGAAGAGGCGTACAGGAACCTAGCTTCGCTCTGGTTCCCAAGCACGTGCAGTCCGAGGGAGGAGAGGCGTGCGCGCTCGCCGCCGGCTACGATATGAAGCCGGACAAGTGGCAGCGCATCGTGCTTGAGGGTTGGCTCGCCACGGATTCGAAGCTGCAATGGGCGGCGTCGGATTGCGGGTGCGCGGTGCCGCGTCAGAACGGCAAGAACGCGATTCTCGAGTTCACGGAGCTGTACCTTGCCGCGATCCTCGGCATGAAGATTCTGCATACGGCGCATGAGGTGAAGACCTGCCGCAAGCATTTCCTGCGCATGAAATACTACTTCGAGAACGCGCGCAAGTTCCCCGAACTGTCGGAACTGGTCACCTACATTCGGGCCACGAACGGCCAGGAGGCCATCGTGTTGAAGAACGGTGGCAGCATTGAGTTCATCGCCCGTTCGAAGAGTTCGGGCCGTGGCTTCACGGTGGACGTGCTGGTGTGCGACGAGGCGCAGGAGCTGACCGACGAGCAGATGGAGGCCATACAGCCCGCCATCTCGTCGGCACCCTCCGGCAACCCGCTGACCATCTACACGGGCACCCCCACACCGCCGACCTCGCCGGGCACGGTGTTCGCGCGCATGCGCCGCAACGCGCACAGGGACAAGCCGCCGAAGAACCTGTGCTGGTTCGAATGGGCGGCGAACGAGATAGGCGACGTGCACGACCAGCAACGCTGGTACCAATACAATCCATCGCTCGGCACCAGACTGCTGAAAAGCGTGGTCGTTTCCGAGTCGGAGAAGATGACCCCTGACGGTTTCGCCCGCGAACGTCTCGGCTGGTGGAACGATCAGGCCGGCGCACTGTCCGATATCGATGTTGACGAGTGGGCCAAGTGCAAGACCGACAAGCCCTGCATGGATGGCTACAACTCGTATGCGGTCAAGTTCAGCGCGGACGGCGCGAACGTCACCCTCGTGGCGTGCGTGCGCCCGCCCCGCAAGTCGAGTGAATTGCCGCACGTGGAGGTCATCGCCTCGCGCAGCATGCGCGGCGGCACCGGCTGGCTGGCCGACTGGCTGACCGCCGAGAAGAACGGTGCGGAACGATGGCGCAACGCCATCGGCATCATCATCGACGGGCGCGTGGGAGCCCCCACCTTGGTCAACAGCCTCATCGACAAGGGCGTGTCGAAAAGAGTGATCGTGGTTCCGCGCCCTTCCGACGTGGCGGACGCTTGTTCGATGCTCGAACAGGCCGTGAACGACCATGGGCTTACCCATTTCGGCCAGCCTCTGCTTGACGAGGCGGTGGGTCATGCGAAGCACAGGAAAATCGGCGACGGGTTCGGCTACGAGACGTCCATGGAGAACATCGACGTGAGTCCCGTGGAAGCGGTGGCTCTCGCGTATTGGAACGTCAAGACCTCCAAACGTCATCCGGGAAGAAGAGCAAAGGCGGTGGCATTCTGATGCAGATTCCCAGTCTTGAAAACGTGCAGGTCGATAATCTGCCCGACGAGTGCCGAGAACCGTGGGATTTGATGATACGTCAATGGTCCCAGAAGCTCGAACGTAACCTTTTGCGCACCAAATACTACGACGGACGAAACGAGCTTAAGAATCTGTCCATCGCCGTGCCGGACAGCATGGCGGGGATAAGCGAGGTCGTGGGCTGGCCGCAGAAATCGGTGGACGCTTTGGCCGACCGCATCGTGTTCGATGGTTTCGTCGGAGTCGGCGACGACAGCCGCGACCCGTTGGGTTTGGATTCGATTCTTTCCGACAACGACTTCGACGTGGAACTGCCGCAGGCCATCCGCAGCGCGCTCACCCATTCATGCTCGTTCCTGAACGTGCGCAGCGCGGAACCCGAGGATGGTCTGCGCTCGAAGGTGTCGGTATCGTTCCGTAGCGCGCTCTATGAGACCGGCCTGTGGGATTACGCCCGTCGCGGCCTGTCGGCGGCGTTGTCGATAACCGATATCGACCGTTCCCAGTACGCGCAGGCGAACACCATCGTGCCTTCCGAGCTCATGCTCTACATGCCCGGCTACACGATTCGTATACGCCGCGCGCAATCAGGCCGCTATCAGGCGGACGCTCCCTGGAACACGTACATGGATCATGTGCCCGTTTACCTGATCCCCTACCATCAGGACCTGAACCGCCCCTTTGGCCGCTCGCGCATCAGCCGCGAGGTCATGAGCATCACCGACACGGCGGTTCGCACCATGCTGCGCATGGAGGTAAGCGCCGAATTCTATTCGAGCCCGCAACGCTACCTCATCGGCGCTGACGAGCCGCCCGAGGACAAGAACGGCAAGAAGCTGACCGGCTGGGAAGCCACCATCTCGAAGATGCTCAACATCAGCCTCAACGAGGACGGCCAGGCACCCGCCATCGGCCAGTTCACGCAGATGACCATGCAGCCGCACACCGACATGCTTCGCGCACTCGCGGCACGCATGAGCGGCGCGACCGGCGTGCCGCTCAGCCAGTTCGGCGTGATGACGGACTCCGGCCCTTCCTCGTCCGACGCGATCATGGCGGCGGAAAGCGAACTTGTCATCGAGGCGAAGAACGCCTGCCGCGCCATCGGAGTGCAACTGCGCAAGGCCGCTAGGGATATCGCCATACTCAATGGCACGTCTGCGGACAGCGATGAGCTCGACCGCCTGCAGGTCAACTGGCGTGACCCCGAACGCCCATCGCAGGCCGCGCTCTCCGATGCCATCGTGAAGCAGGTGACGGCCATACCGTGGCTCGCCAACTCCGACGTGGTGTTGGAGAAGCTCGGCTACACGGATTCCGACATCACACGCCTGTTGGCCGACAAGCGCAAGGCCGAGACCCGCAGCGTGCTTGACTCCCTCGTGAACGGAGGCAACAAGGATGACGGACAACCGACAACTGGACCAGCTACAGGCCAGCCAAGCCAGAGCGGTGGAACTGGCACGCCGCGATCTGGCGAAACTGTGGGAGACGCTGCAACAGCTCAGCCCTGAATGGCAGCGTGACATGCTGCTCGACTACGTGCCGCAACTGGTCGCCAAATACGGCGACCTCGCGGCGCAGGCCGCCTACGAATGGTATATGCGCGTCCGCGGCGAATCGGTGCCCGAACCATGGGAGTACGACCTATCCGATTCTTTCCCCGGTGATGGCATCGACAAGACCATACGCTGGCAGGCCGGCCACCTGTGGACTGACCCGCAGACCATGCAGGCGTATCTGGTCGGCGCGATGCAACGCTGGGTCATGTATTCGGGGCGTGAAACCATCGCCCGCCTGTGCGAGCACGACCCGTCCGAACCACGGTACGCGCGCGTGCCGAGAGGCGCGAAGACGTGCGCGTTCTGCACGATGCTCTGCTCGCGCGGCTGGGTGTACCGCAGCGAGAAGACCGCGAAATACGCCAAAGGCTCGTTCAGCCTGTTCCACGACGACTGCGACTGCCAGATCGTACCCGAATGGGACAGGAACCAAGCCCACATCGAGGGCTATGACCCCGACCGCATGTACTCGGAATACACGCACGCCCGCAGCCTCATCGAGAACGGCGGCCTGGACGACGACACCTATCGGATGATAAAGGCCACCACAAAAGGCAACCCCGAAAACCCGAACGACCCCAACACGATCACCTATGTGATGCGCCGACTCTACCCCGACCGCTACAAGGACGGCTACGGGGTGCCCCGACCGTCGCACTCGAACTGAGATTTTCCCCAACCACCCGCACGGGTGGTTTTTTATGCCCGAAACGGGCCCAACCCACTAGGAGGAACCATGACCGAAGAGGCCAACGGCAACCAGCAGGTGGCATCGACCGAGAACGGAGCGAAGCCGCCCGAAATCGACTACGAGGCCAAATACAAGGAGGCCGTCGCCCATTCCCGCGAATGGGAGAAACGCACCAAGGACAACAAGGCAGCCGCCGACGAACTGCAACAGCTCAAGGAGGCCCAACTGTCCGAAGCCGAAAAGACCGCCAAGCACATCAAAGAGCTTGAAGCCAAGAACGCCGCCTACGAGGCGGAAAAACAGCAGAACGAATGGAAGACGCAGGTCTCCAAGGAAACCGGCGTGCCCATCGCACTGTTGCACGGCTCCACGCTCGAAGAAATGCAGGCCAACGGAAAGGCGCTCGCCGACTACATCGCCGACAAAACCAAGCCCACGGTGCACGCCTCATCCGAATCCAACCAGCCGCCCGCACCATCCGGCACATCCGGCGACTGGATCCGTGACCAGTTCCTCAAACAAAAGCAGAAATAACCCCCATAGAAAGAAGGTATGACGATGGCTTCCAACGTGAACTCCATCATCACCAGCAGCGACCTCGGCGGCGGACTCATCCCCACCGAATACGCCACCCAGATTATCCAGGACGCCCCCAAGTCGAGTGTGTCCCTCACCCGCATGCGTCAGATTCGCATGAGCACCCGCACGCGCACGCAGCCGGTGCTTGACTCCAAGCCGATCGCCTACTGGGTTGGCGGCGATACCGGCCTGAAGCAGACCACGAAGATGAAATGGTCGGGCCTAAGCATCACGGCCGAGGAGCTTGCGGCCATCGTGCCCATCCCGGAGGCCGTCATCGCGGATTCCGGCATCCCCATCTGGTCGGAGGTCATGCCGCGTCTGGCTTCCGCGCTCGGCTACAAGCTGGACCAGGCGACACTGTTCGGCGTGGACAAGCCTTCCAGCTTCCCTGACGGCATCATCCCGCAGGCCATCGCGGCGCACAACACGCTCACCCAGGGCAAGGATCTCGCCAAGGACGTTGCCAGCATGGGTCAGAAGCTCGCCGAACAGGGCTTCGCCATGAACGGCTTCGCCAGCAAGCCGGGCCTGAACTGGGAGCTTATCGGCCTGCGCAACGCCAACGGCAGCCCGATCTACGTGCCGTCCCTCGCCTCGGGGGCCCCGTCCACCCTGTACGGCTTCGGTCTCAACGAGGTAGACAACGGCGCGTGGGATGCCACCAAGGCCGTGCTGCTCGGCGCGGACTGGTCGAACTTCGTGGTCGGCATCCGTCAGGACATCACCTACAAGCTGCTTGACCAGTCGGTTATCTCGGACGATAACGGCAAGGTGATTCTGAACCTCGCCCAGCAGGACTGCGTCGCCATGCGCGTCGTGTTCCGCGTCGGCTTCCAGATCGCCAACCCCATCAACGACGTGCAGTCGGACAAGAGCAAGCGATTCCCCGCGTACGTCATCGCGCCGGCCACCGGAACGTCGGTGGCCACCGGAGTGTGATGGCCATGGGACTGAACAAGCAGATACAGTTCGTGCGTCAACCGAAGCCGACTGACGGCGAGATTATCGCTCAGGTGGCCGTTTTTGACGGGGAAGGCAATCCGGTCGATGTAGGCGGCGCTCCCACCGTCGACACGCTTGCTGGCGCCACCGGCACCGGCAAGGCGGTGCTCAAGGCCACGGATGCGGCGGAGGCGCGCAAGGCCATTGGCGCGGGAACGTCCAGCTTCAGTGGAAGCTACAACGACCTGTTGAACAAGCCGACGATTCCGCCAGCCTACACGCTT